ATTATTTACAGTTGAGAATTTTAATAGTTTTATAGATAAAAATTTTGATATAAAGAAAGAGATGACTACACTTTCTGTATATATATATATAATCGATAATTTTGTACTTCATGAACCTTCAGGTAATGATTCAAATATTCAAAATTTTAGTCAATTAAATATATGGGTAGACTATATATATTTAGATACAGATGAACGTAGAAAATTCGCACAATTATCTCATGAATATTTGATAGAACAATTACAATTTACTGGCGAAGAATCATATTCCACACAATTAAGATTAAATTTTAATCATCCCTGCAAAGAACTAATATGGGTATCTAAATGGCCTGGATCCAAAGGAGAAATAACAAAAAATCCTATATTAAATTGGAATAATTATTCAGATACAGCAAATGAATCATTAGAAGATCCTTATGTTTTAGAAGGTAATAATCCAATTGTTCAATCAAATATTAAATTAAATGGTAATGACCGTATAGCACCCCGTGATGGTTCTTATTTTGATAAAGTACAACCTTTCCAACATCATACAAATGTTCCAAGAAGAAGTGGTATAAATGTATATTCATTTGCAATTAAACCAGAAGAACATCAACCATCAGGAACTTTAAATATGTCTCGTATTGACAGTGCCGTTTTAACACTTAAGATAGACGATGCTGATAAAAAACAAGGTAATATCCAAGTATATTCTATTAATTATAATGTATTACGTATTTTATCAGGTATGGGTGGACTTGCTTATTCTAATTAAATAAAATTTATAATTTTTTTTCTTATTTATTTATAGATATAAAATATAATAAAAATGGGTGGTGGTCTTCTTCAATTAGTTGCTTATGGTGCTCAAGATGTTTATTTAACTGGTAATCCACAGATTACTTTTTTTAAAGTAGTTTATCGTAGACATACAAATTTTGCTTTAGAATCTATAGAACAAACATTTAACGGTTCAGTTGGTTGGGGTAATCGTGTAACTTCAACTATATCAAGAAATGGTGATTTAATAAGTCGGGCTTATTTACAAATGTCTGTTGACGCTATTCCAAACCCTGTTCCTTTACTAGGTTTACGTGCAATTGATTATGTAGAATTAGAAATTGGTGGTCAAAAAATAGATAAACATTATGGTGAATGGATGTACATATGGAATGAATTATCATTACCTATAAGTAAAAAACAAGCTTATCATACTATGGTTGGAGGCAGTTATACTTCTGGTGATGATATGTTTGTACCTCTCGAATTTTGGTTTTGTAGAAATATAGGTTTAGCATTACCTTTGATTGGTCTTCAATATCATGAAGTTAAAGTAAATATTCAATTTAGTGGATCTACTAACATGGTAACAAGTGGTTCTCCAGGAACTTTAACTGCTTCATTATGGGTTGATTATATATATCTAGATACTGATGAACGTAGAAAATTCGCCCAATCATCACATGAATACTTAATAGAACAATTGCAATTTACTGGAAAAGAATCTGCTTCTCGCAAAATAAAACTTAATTTCAATCATCCTGTTAAAGAATTAATATGGACTGCTGAGACTGATAATACTACTCGTGGTAATTGGGTTGATTACACTAATAATAGTACTCCTATTCCTTCTGATAGAAATTACACAGAATTTGCTAATGATTTAAATAGTGTATCTACTCATAAAAATTTAATAACAAGTGCTAAATTAACATTAAATGGCAATGATCGTTTTGCTGCACGCAATGGCGAATACTTTAATTTAATACAACCTTTCCAACATCATGAAAATGTACCAAATAATGTAGGTATTAATGTATATTCGTTTGCATTAAAACCAGAAGAACATCAACCATCAGGAACTTTAAATATGTCACGTATAGATACAGCAACTTTAGATTTAGAATATATAAATCAGAACGTGGCTTTAGTATCTGTATATGCTATTAATTATAACGTATTACGTATTTTATCCGGTATGGGTGGAATAGCTTATTCAAATTAAATAAATTTATAATTTTTTTTCTTATGTATTTATAGAAATAAAATATTATAGAAATGGGTGGTGGTCTTCTTCAATTAGTTGCTTATGGTGCTCAAGATGTTTATTTAACAGGTAATCCACAAATTACTTTTTTTAAAGTAGTTTATCGCAGACATACAAATTTTGCTTTAGAATCAATAGAACAAACATTTAATGGTTCAGTTGGATGGGGTAATCGTGTAACTTCAACTATATCAAGAAATGGTGATTTAATAAGTCGGGCTTATTTACAAATGAAAGCATCATCAGGTACTAGTAATGGTACACTTGCTCCAATGTGGGGTTTACGCGCGATTGATTTTGTTGAATTAGAAATTGGCGGTCAAAAAATAGATAAACATTATGGTGAATGGATGTACATTTGGAATGAATTATCAATGCCAATGGGTAAAAAGCAAGCTTATTATACTATGGTAGGCGCGGGAGGTGTGGCTACTAGCGCTAGTGTTGACAAGTCAGTTTATGTACCTCTTGAATTTTGGTTTTGTCGCAATATAGGTTTAGCATTACCATTGATTGGTTTACAATATCATGAAGTAAAAATAAATATTCAATTTTCACAATTAAATTTAGTTGGGACAGAGGTAAGTTTAGAAGCTTCATTATGGGTAGATTATGTTTATTTAGATACTGATGAACGTAGAAAATTCGCCCAATCATCACATGAATATTTAATAGAACAATTACAATTTACTGGAAAAGAATCAGCTTCACGTAAAATAAAACTTAATTTTAATCATCCAGTTAAAGAATTAGTATGGGTACATCATGTTTCTACCAATTCAGATATAACTCAATGGTTTAATTATACTAATAATGCTGGTTCTATAGCAGACAAATGGAATAATGATAATAATTATGAAACTAAAGTACAATTATTTTCATCTATTAGTGATAATAAAAACCCAATTTCATCTGCTAAATTAACATTAAATGGTAATGATCGTTTTGCTGCACGTAGTGGAGAATACTTTAATTTAATACAACCATTTCAACATCATGAAAATGTACCAAATAATGTAGGTATAAATGTATATTCGTTTGCATTAAAACCTGAAGAACATCAACCTTCAGGAACTTTAAATATGTCCCGTATAGATACTGCAACTTTAGATTTAGAATATAGAACTGGTATGGGTGCTTCTGGAGACATGTTATCAGTATTTGCTGTAAATTATAATGTTTTACGTATATTATCCGGTATGGGAGGTATAGCATATTCAAACTAGAATAAATTATTATTTTATTTTTTTCTTAAATTATATTATAGAAAGAGTTATAAATTATGGGAGGTGGTCTTCTTCAATTAGTTGCATATGGTGCACAAGATGTTTATTTAACAGGTAATCCACAGATTACTTTTTTTAAAGTTGTTTATCGTAGACATACTAATTTTGCTCTAGAATCTATTCAACAAACCTTTAATGGTTCAGTTGGTTATGGTCAGCGTGTTACATCAACTATATCAAGAAATGGAGATTTAATAAGTCGTGCTTATTTAGTAGTTAAACCAAGTAACACTACTCCTACTTGCCCATATTATGGTTTAAGATTACTTAAATATGTTGAATTAGAAATAGGAGGTCAAAAAATAGATAAACATTATGGAGAATGGTTGTACATTTGGAATGAATTATCATTACCTATAAGTAAAAAAGAAGCTTATTATTCTATGGTTGGTGGAAATGGAGGTAATTTAAATGGAAAAAATTTATATATACCTTTAGAATTTTGGTTTTGCCGTAATATAGGTTTGGCATTACCGTTAATAGGTTTGCAATATCATGAAGTTAAAGTAAATATTCAATTTTCATCACAAGATTTATGTGGTGCGGATGCTGCTAATGCTCCAAATTTTGATGCTGTGTTATGGGTAGATTATGTATATTTAGATACTGATGAACGTAGAAAATTTGCACAATCATCACATGAATATTTAATAGAACAATTACAATTTACTGGAAAAGAATCAGCTACTTCAAAAATAAAATTAAATTTTAATCATCCAGTTAAAGAATTAGTATGGGTAGTACATAATGAAACTAGTGATAATTATAACTGGTTTAATTATACTAATACAACTGGTGTACTCACCAGTGGAACTACATCATCATATGAAAGTGTTGTTGCTACAATTGGTACATCATCATCAAAATTAAATGCTATTGCTACAGCAAAATTATCATTAAATGGAAACGATCGTTTTGCTATACGTGATGGTAAATATTTTAATATTATACAACCATTCCAACACCATGAAAATGTACCAAATAATCTAGGTATAAATGTTTATTCATTTGCATTAAAACCTGAAGAACATCAACCATCGGGAACTCTTAATATGTCTAGAATAGACACAGCAAATTTAATGCTAACTTATGATCCAAGTATATCAACAGAATCTTCATCTGTATTAATTTATGCTGTTAATTATAATGTATTGCGTATATTATCTGGTATGGGTGGTATAGCATATTCAAATTAATTTAATAATTTTTTTCTTATATTATAGTATAAAGTATAATTATAACAAAATGGGAGGAGGTCTTCTACAATTAGTTGCTTATGGTGCACAAGATGTTTATTTAACTGGTAATCCTCAAATTACTTTTTTTAAAGTAGTATATCGTCGTCATACAAATTTTGCAATGGAATCTATAGAACAAAGTTTCAATGGTAATGTTAGTTTAGGTTCTCGTGTAAGTGTTTTAGTAACACGTAATGGTGATTTAATTAATCGTGTTTATTTCAAATGTAAATTATCAAATACTAATTCAGTTCAGAATGATGATTCAACAAAAATAGCACTTGTACCTTATTATGGTCTTAGATTATTAAAAAATATTGAATTAGAAATAGGTGGGCAACGAATAGATAAACATTATTCGGAATGGTTATATATTTGGAATGAATTAAGTATGCCTGTTGGAAAAAAAACAGGATATGATGCAATGGTTGGTGGCAATCAAAGAAATGCATCAGTAATACTTACCGCCGGTGCTAATAAAGAAATATATGTGCCTTTAGAATTTTGGTTTTGTCGTAATGTAGGTTTAGCATTGCCATTAATAGCACTTCAATATCATGAAGTAAAAATTAATATAGAATTTTCATCTAAAAATGAATTAATAGATAATAACCATTTTAATTATTCATATGACCCAAATACTAATGAGGTATACTCACTAGATGGTGGTATTACTATCAAAACTAATAATCAATATACTGGAAATGATTTAGTATTACAATCAGCACAATTATGGGTAGATTATATATTTTTAGATACTGATGAAAGAAGAAGATTCGCTCAATTATCGCATGAATATTTAATAGAACAGTTGCAATTTACAGGTTCAGATAAAATTGATGGTTCTTCAGATGGAAATACACTTAAAAGTATTAGAATAAATTTTAATCATCCGTGCAAAGAATTAATATGGACTATTAAACCCGATAACAATAGTTTAAATTCAGCAGAATTAAATAAAGTCAACGAAAACCTAACAGATGATAATGAATATTTAGGATACCGAACAATTGCTAAAACTTCTAGTGTTAACGATTTTGATAAGTTAACAAACGCATATTGGAATAATTTTACAGATAGTCCATATAATCATCATAATCATTATGATATATATGAAATAGAAGATTCACCTACTAGTAATCCTATTATAACCCCAAAAAATCCAGTTAAAAAATGTAAATTACAATTAAATGGAAATGATAGATTTTCAGAAAGAACTGGTGAATATTTTTCATTAGTACAACCATATCAACATCATGAAATTACACCAAATCATTATAAGAAAGGAATAAATGTATATTCATTTGCATTAAAACCAGAAGAACATCAACCATCAGGAACTTTAAATATGTCTAGAATAGATACAGCACATTTACAGATAGGATCAACAAAATCCGGTTTAATAAGTATATATGCTGTAAATTATAATGTATTACGTATATTATCAGGTATGGGTGGATTAGCTTATTCAAATTAAAATTATTTTTATATAAATATAAAATAATAAATATTATATAAAAATGTTATTAAAATATATAATAACAATTATATTATCTTTTAATATTTTATATGTAAATACTTTTGTAAAACCTTATATAATAAATAATAAAAGAAGTCTTATTTTATTAAATAATAATAAGAGAGAAAATACACATAATAATAGTAAATATAATTATTCAATGACATCAAATTATTTAAATACATTAAATAAAAAAATCATACTTAAAAATAAAAATTCGTCAAAAATATCAGAAGATTATTTAGAACAATTAAATCAAAAATATAAATTAAAAATAGATAATGTTAAATTATCAAGTATAAATGTAATAAAAAAAATATCAATAGATGATTTAATAATATTTAATAATTATATTGACGCAATATATTATAATAATAATTCAATATATGATAAAGTAATAATAGAATTTAAAAACAATACAAGAAAAGTATATTATTATGATAACAATTATAATAATATAAAAGAAATATTTAATTTAAAAAAAAATATAGATATAATAGATATAACAGATTATCCATATTATATGTTAAATACACCAATGGGTTTTTTATTATGTGAAGAAAAATAGAAAATAATAATAGAGATAAAAATTTTAATAATTATTATTTCAATAGATAATTATAATTTAAAAATAATAATATTTTTGATATTAATGATTTTGATTAGTTTAATAGTATATATATTAATAAATAGTTATAGTAAAAATGAAGCATTTGAAAATTTAAAAAAAGTAAAAGAGAAGGATAATAAAAAAACTAGAAACAAACTTGGAATAAATGATGGAATAGATATTCAAAAGGGTGAAAAAGGTGAGAAGGGAGACAAAGGTGAAAAAGGTGAAAAAGGTTTTGAAGGACCACAAGGAGAGAAAGGAGAAAGAGGATATATAGGGAAAAAAGGGAAAAATGCTACACCTTTACCTCCAATAAAATTTGTAGATAAAGAAAGCGGTGAAGTATTAGGAAAATATCCTGATGAAGGATATCCATCAATAGAAGAACAAGCGAAAGATGGTATTCAAGAAGTAATAATAAGAATACCTAGAGGGATAAAGGGTGATACGGGTGAAACAGGTAAAATAGGACAGAGAGGAGCAACGGGTATGAAAGGGGAAAGTAGTCAATGTGTAGATAAGGGGGATAAAGGAGATAAGGGTGAAAGAGGAGAACAGGGAGAAAAAGGTGAAGAAGGAAAGCAAGGTCCACCTGGTAAAATTGGACCAGCTGGTTTATCATCAAGCAATGGGTTAAATGGTATACCGGGTATGAAAGGTAGTCCAGCACCATTAGCAAAAAATGGAAAAGATGGAAAAGATGGAAAAGATGGAAGGGGGGTATTAAATGCGTTAATAAATAAAAAAAATGAATTAGTGATAAATTATAGTGATAATACAAATTATAAATCATCATCATTAAAAGGAGAAACTGGAGATAAAGGAGATAAGGGTGATAAGGGAAATAAAGGGGATAAAGGGGATAAAGGGGATTCAATACCAAATAAACAATTTAGAAATTGGCATTGGGGTTATTTACCTTATATAAAAATACAAGATGTGACAGCACCTCAACGCGGTGGTAGTAGAAGCGTTGGGATTCATACGTGGGCGAATAATGCCTTATTATATTGTACATGGAATAATTGGGGAAATAATAATGATCCAAATAATCCATGGGCAAAACCTGCAATATTTTTAAAAAAAGGTAATACTTTTAAAAGATTGGGGCAACATCCTAGTCCAGGTCACGGTTGGGACTTTGCAGAAACAAGTGGAGGTGGTGTTAGGTTTTGGATACATTGGGTACCAACAGGAACTAAAGGAACTGTTGTAGGTTTATGGTGGGACGACTAAATATTATTCTAAATTGTAGATCTAATAAATTTTCTTCAAAATCAAAAAAATGTGATATATTTGGAAAATATGGTATTTATGAAGTAAATTGTTATTAACTTTAGTTATTATGAATATTTTTATATAATATATTTATTTGCACCATTTAAAACGTTTAAGTATATAAATTTATAATTAATTATTGATAACTTTTGGTTATTTTTACGCATTTTTTCTAATAAATAATATAATGCCATTATGACCGATAACAAAAACTTTCATATAATAAATAATAAAGTATATTTATTTTAAAATAAAATTTATATTATATTTTAAAAAGAAATTTTTATAATAGGATAATCATAATAATCAATTATAGAAACCATATCAAAATTAGAAATATAATTTAAATATATTAATTTAATAATAATAATATCAAAATAATTAAAATTATTATTATTAAAAATAGAATTAAACATTTAATAAATGTATAAATAAAAAAAATCATTTTTTATATTTAATTTGTAAGAATTAAAGTAAATTGCATTCTTTCATAACTTTAATTAGTCTTGTAATTCCAATACCACCACCAGAACGTTCAAAGAAATTAAAACTTAAAAAATCATTAAGTTCTTTTTCAACTCTTTCTTTTGTAAAATTACTAAATAAAATATTAGCATAAGCACCATCACTAATACTATAAAATTGTTTTCTCATTTCAATAGGATCAGTAGAACGTTGTGCACTACCAATAGTTTCAATACCATTAATAATAACATCAATTTTTTTAGCATGTCCGCCTTCAATATTACTATTATCTGCTTGTTTCATGTTCCAAAAAGGGGAACTAAAATTAGGAAAATGTTTTAAGAAAAAAACAGGTCCATAATCTTGTTTAAGTTTTTCTTCATGTTCATGTTCGAGTTCTTTAGTATTATATTTAGTAGCAATATCCATATAGTCTCCTTCAGGATAAACAGAATTTGGATAAAATTTATTAAAACCTAAATGATCTAATAATTCTTCTTCTAATTTTTTCATTTCTTCCATACCACCTTTCATTTCAAACTCAAACATTGGAAAGATTTTGTCATGTCTTCCAGGAACAGGATTAGGTTCATTTCTATAACTAGTACTAACACAGAAAAAACCTTTTGCGTCTGGTTTACTTAATAATTCATATTCTAACCACATTTGTCCTGTTTGTGGTAAAGGCCAAACTTGACCGGCATAACTATAGGTAGAAATAGTTTTTGGATCTTCACACGCAGCTAATATACTTAGTCTACTTTGTGTATGTACTTCTTCAAATTCTTTTTTTTGAAAGAAATTTCTTAATTTTTTAACAACTTTATCAAAATCAGTTGTATTTATCATTCCAATTTTATTATCACCCATATTTATTATTCTAAATAAATATATTTCATATATTTTTATATATTTTTAAAAATTGATTAAAATAATAAAAATATATAAATTATATATAATGAACACTTATTATTTTAATAATATAAATAGTATAGAAATAAATAAGAAAGATTATAAAAAATTAAATGAAAATATATGGCAAAAAAATAATATAGTATTAAATAATCAACATTATATATTATATTTATTAGAATTTAATAATGAATATTATTTAAAATCAATAAAAAATTATAATACAAAAACATTTAATAAAATTTTTAATATATCATTATTTAATAGATATTATGAAGGAAAAATAATAAAATTAATAAATTATAATTAAAAATTATCAATAATATTATTAATAATATTAGTGATATTATTATCAAAATCAATTGAATTATTAAATTTAGGTATCCAACCCAAATTTAATAATTTAGTATTATCAATATTATATCTATAATCGTTAAAAGGTCTATCATCAATTCTAATAATATTATAATTATTTTTACCCATTTTTTTAGAAATTAAAATAGCCAAATCATATATGCTAATTGGATTATTAACACCAATATTATATATTTCATTATCTACACCATTTAAAATAATAATTTCTAATGCGGAAATAACATCATCAATATATATAAAATCTCTTATTTTATTTTTAAAACCATGTATTTCAATAGGTTTATTAAATAAAATATTATTAATAAATTTAGGAATTACTTTTTCGGAATGTTGATTTAGTCCATAAACATTATTACATCTAGTAATAATAATAGGTAAATTATAAGAATATTTGTATGTATTAACAACTAATTCAGCAGCAGCTTTTGTAGCAGCATAAGGATTAGTTGGATTAAAATTAGAATTTTCTTTAAAAATAATAGAATCATTAGGTGATTCACCATATACTTCATCAGTAGAAAAATGAATTATTTTAATATTTTTATTATATTTTGTAATATAATCTAATAAAACTTGGGTAGCAATAATATTATTATCAATATGATTTTTAAAAAATATATATGAATTATCAACATGAGTTTCTGCTGCTAAATGTAATATATAATTAATATTATATTTGTTAAAAGTTTGAATAAAATCATGATTAAGTATATCATCAAGAATAAAAACAACATTATTTTCATGTAAAATATTTTTGATATAATTTTTGTTACCAGCATAAGTGATTTTATCTAATATAATTAATTTGTTAACTTTATTATATATATAATTACAAAAATTAGAACCAATAAATCCACAACCACCAGTAACTAATAAATTAATATTTTTCAAAGACATTATATAATTAATATTAATTTTTTTTAAATAAAAAATGATAATTAAAATATATAAATCAATTATATATATATAAAATAGAGATATTAAAATTATGGAATTTTCAAAAGACTCTGATATAATAAATATATTAAATAATTTATTAGATTTGCATAATAATAATACTGAGTTAATAATTAAATTTAATAATATAAATAATTTAGATTGGAGTGAATTAGAATTTAATAATTTTGTAAGTTCAGTGTCTAATTGTGAAGAAGAAATAGAAGATGAAATATTAGAGTTAATAGATGATAATGATAATAGTTTATTAATAAATGGTATGTCAAATATAGTAAAATATTGTAATAATGAATCATTAATAAATATAGATAATTATAAATTTATTAATAAAAAAAATATTCAGTCAAATAAAATAAATAATTTGTTTGATTATAATATAAATTTTTGTTTAAATGAATATAATAATTTATTATCTGCACCAGAAAATTGGAATATTTTAAAAAAAAAATATATAATATATAAAAAAATAAAATATATAGATATAGAAAATAATATTGAATATATAGTAACATTAATTAGGAAAAACAAAGAAGGAGATACATTTGATAATTTAAAAAGTTCAAATATAAATAAAGAGAGACAAGAATATAATTTTAGTATTAAAATAAACAAAAAAATAGAAATACCAATAATTTTAGAATCAATTATAAAAATACTACAATATATAACTTTATATCCAAATATAATGTTTAAAGAAGAACAAAAAAAAATATTATCAGAATATCATAATTTAATTAAAAATGATATTAAAATAAATAGTTATAATAAAAGAGATTTTATTCCATTGCTTACACCAAAACCAATAACTTTAGAAAGAATAAATTTAATAGATCCAAAAGAATTTGGAGCAGTTAGTATATTAGATGGTTATACAGTTACAGAAAAAGCAGATGGTGAAAGAGTATTATTATATATTAATAATAATGGAAATATGTATATTATAAATAATACTTATAATATATTTAATACTGGAATGATAGCTGATTCAAATTTATATAACAGTTTAATAGATGGTGAATATGTAATATGTAATAAAAGAAAAGATAATTCAATAAAAAATATATTTGCTGCGTTTGATATGTATTATATTAAAGGAAAAAATATAACAACATTAGGATTAATAGGAAATAAGGAAAATAATTCTAGATATAATTATCTTAAATTAGCAAAAAAATATATAGATACAACAAAGTCAAATATTGAATTTATTGTAAAAAATTTTTATTATAATGATTCAAATAATAGTATTTTAAAATATTGTAATGATATTTTAAGTAATATTAAATCATTTCAATATGAAATAGATGGATTAATTTTCACACCTGCTAAATTACCATTATATTCATATTATAGTAATAAAGTAGTTCAAATGACAGATAATGTAAGATGGGATAGATTATTTAAATGGAAACCACCAGAGCAAAATACAATAGATTTTTTAATAAAATATGGTAAAATAATAATAGATAAAGGAATAAAATATAGAGAATTAAAACTATATGTTGGTTATAATTCTAATCAATGGGAAGATATAGGTCCTTATAAAGGATTAAAACTAAGATATGATCATAAATTTGCTAAAGAACAAAGATATAATTTAAATTCTTATAAACCAGTATTATTTAAACCAAATATATATTATACATCAGGTGTAGAAATAGCATATGTTAAAATTAATTCAAAAGGTGAAATTAAAACAGAGAATAATGAAAATATAGAAAATAATTCAATAATTGAATTTAGTTATGAACCAAATAATAAAAAAAATATACATCATAGATGGAGTCCATTACGTGTTCGTGAAGATAAAACAAGACTATTTAAAACAGGTGAAATTAGCAAAACTATGAATGATTTAAATATTGCGATAAATATTTGGAGATCAATACATAATAGTGTTACAAATGCAATGATTATGGGGAATGAAGATATAAATTTTAATACAATATATAATAATAATATAGTTGATAAATTATTAGATACAGGTGATGTATATTATAGTAGAAATATACCACGTGAATCATTATTATCAATACATATGTTAAATTTTCATAATCAATGTATAAAAAAAAAATTATATGAATATAGTTCAAATAGAACATCATTATTAGAATTATGTGGAGGAGAAGGGGGGGATATGAATAGATGGTTAGAATATCAATATTCATTTATATTATCAATTGATTTAGTTAAACAAAATATTTATAATCCAAGAAGTGGAGGATATTCTAGATTAATAAAAAAAAAAAATCAAAGTAGAAGAAATAATAAAGGTGATAATATTTATTTTCCAGACATTGTTTTTACGGTTGGTGATTGTTCTGTACCAATTAATACTGGTGAATGTGCTAAAATATTAGGTGATGAAGAAAGTGAAAATATTCTTAAAATTGTAATGAATAAAAACAGAAATAATGAATATTATTTAAGACATATAGCGGGTAAAGGAGCAGATAAATTTTCAGTATGTAGTTGTCAATTTGCAATTCATTATTTTTTTCAAAATGAAGATAAATTAAATGGATTTTTAAGTAATGTATCAAATAATTTAAAAAATGGTGGTATATTTTTTGCTACTTTTATGGACGGAGATGCTGTTATTAATGAATTTATAAATAATAATAGTGATACAATAAAAGGTATAAAAAATATAGATAATAATGAAATAATAACTTGGGCGATAATTAAAAGATTTGATATAAATAATGAAAATAAATATAATAGACAAATAGGAGTTTTTATAGAAAATACTCAACGTGTTATTCCAGAATATTTGGTTGATTTAGATTTATTAATATCAAAAGCAAAAGAATTTAAATTAGAATTAATAGAATCAAATACATTCCAAAAAGATTTTGATATTATAAAAAATAATATTTCAGATATTGAAAATTTATCACAAATTGAAAATGATATTATAGAATTAGACAAAGATTTAGTTCAGAAAAAATTTTCATTTTTAAATAGATATATTATTATGAAAAAGAGTTAATAAATAGTATTTAAATATATATAAAAAATATTATATTAAATTAATTAATGATAAATCATTATATATCAATTTTAATACCATTATATAATGGTATAGAATTTTTAGAAGAATCAATAAATTCAGTTTTATCACAAACTTATAAAAATTGGGAATTAATTATTGGAATAAACGGACATAAAGATGATAATGAATTTATAAATAAAGTAAATAATATTATAAATAAATATAATAAAAAAAATTTTGATATTAAAATTTTTAATTTTGATTTCAAAGGTAAAGCAATTACATTAAATAATTTAGTTATTAAATCGAAATACAATTATATTGCATTATTAGATGTTGATGATAAATGGAAATCAAATAAATTAGAAATGCAAATTAAATATTTAGATGAATATGATGTTGTTGGTAGAAATTGTGAATATTTTGGAGATATTAATAATTATAGTCCTAATATACCATATGGTGATATATCAAATTTTGACATATTTTCTTTTAATCCATTAATAAATTCATCTGTTATTATTAAAAAAAATATAGCATATTGGTGTGAGGATAATAATATAATATTAGAAGATTATGATTTATGGTTTAGATTATATAATGAATCAATTAAAATTTATAATATAAAAGAAATATTATGTTATCATAGAATACATAAAAAATCATTTTTCAATAATAGTAATATTAAAAATTTAAATCTTTTAAAAAATAAATGGCTAAATATTAAATATATTAATTAAGTAATTTATTAAGAGTAACAAGACATAACATAGACCTATCACTAATATCAAAACTAGTTGTTGCAAATAAATGAATTAATTGTTTTACATCATTTGCTCTTAAACAATGACATATATAATAATAAACATCTCTCGTATTAATTAATCTATTATATACAGTAATTGTTCTATTTCTTAATTTAGCAAGATGAAATCTAATAATTGGTACAAAATGTTTATCAATTTCTTTATTCATTTTGAATAAATTTTTTTTTTGATTATATGTTGTAGTTGCTACATATAATTTGTAAAGCATATCTCTAATAGTACAAATAGATGTATGAATTAAATATGTTGGGTCTAATTCTTTATTATTATTATCATATATTTTTTCTATATTTGGATTATAGTCTCTGATATAATCGTTAATTTTATAATCAATTCTATTTTTCATATAAGTTACTAATATATTATACCATGGATTTGGATTACATGGATCTGTTTCTTCTCTATAATTAACATTATCTGTTGAAATTTTTGCTAAACTAGTTCCAATATCAGTAAATCTTTTTATAATATAACCATAAGAATTATTATTTGAATTATTAATGTAATTATTTGCTTCTTCTATATTTGTAAATTTTTTTGGATAAATAATTCCATATTGTTGTAATGGTTGATTTGATATATCAATATCTTTATAATTTAAAATATTTTTAGAATCTATATGAATTAAATGCATATAATTATTTCCTAAAATGTTAGTATAATCAATAATATGTTTATTCTCATGATGTAATAATACAAATACATATGAAATACTTTTATCTAAATATTTAGTAAATTCATCTCTAATTTTTGTAATATCATATTCTTTATTTGAATATGAATATAATACTTCATCTAACATTGTTCCGTGTGATTTTGTTGGATGAGAATACCAAGATGTATTTACATCAGGACAACTTGTTGTTCCCATATGCCATTTATTATTATGAAAATAACATGTTATCATTGTTCCATCATATGCTTCTAAATATATATCATTAACATTAGCAATATATGATTTTAAGTTAATTCTGATAGGAATGCTATTTGAATATGATACAACTATATTATCAGGTGTGTCAAAATCTAAAACAACACTTCTACACATTTCATATAATTCTTTGAATGAATCAATATCTTCTCTAATATATGTGTTATGTAATAACAATTGGTTTTTGACACCTTTGAATTTTTTTACTTGTAGTGCCGGCCAATAATTATATTTTTTTAATATATTAATTAAAATTTTAGAATATTCTTTGTCTTCAGATGTATTATTATTATATTCTTCAATAGTATAATTAATTAAATCATTGAGTGTTTTAATAGTAGAAATATTGGAATTATAAGACTCTTGCATAATTGGAACTAATATATTTATTATATAAATTATATATTTATATCATTTTTTTTTTATATTTAGAAAAAACTTTATTTTTTTTAATTTTGTTAATTATTTTTAATATTTTGATATTTTTATTTTTATTATTAATAATATTTTTATTTAATTTAATTTTATTTATTTTTATATTTTTTATATTTTTAATTATATTATCTATTTTAATTTTATTATTTTTATTTTTTGTTTTTTTATATATTTTATATAATTCTTTATATTTT